CATTAGACCACCTACGATGACGTTATCTTTGAACCGTGCGTCAGCAACAGCATCGCTAAAGATTTCGGGGTGATCCTCTGCACGTACAGGCTCCCAGCCTTCACGTAATTTAGAAGAAACATTAGTCGAATCAGGTTGACCCATAGTGCTTACACGAACCCAGTGAAACGTATACCCATCTTGAGGAGTAGGATCAGGCAACACTGTTGGCCTTTTCCACGCCTGCTTACGGATAGTTTTTTCTCTAGTTTCGAATTCCCTATTTTGTCTCTGTTTAGACATTTTGTTTCCTCGCTAGTTCAGCAGCCTGTTTGGCGTAAGTTTCCAACGGAACCCCAAGTTTTTTCGCAATAGCTATCTGTGACGGCGTAAGCCTAATTTTCTTAGGCGCTGTGCTCCGCGTTGCGGGAGCCACCACATTACTAGGTTTTTGCTTGGGTGTTACCTCTGGTTCGTCTTCGATTCCATCGTCGAATTGATCGGGGAATACTTGTCGCATACGAGAATCTATCTTCTCGTAGTATTCATCAGATCGAGGGTCTACACCCTCATTAACTAATTTCGTATGCACCCCAAAAGCAAACGAAGTCATTTCGGGGTTACCTTCCGGCCCATCACCAAACCAAGTATTTTCATCTGCCCAAGCAGATGCTTTTTTATCTTGCTGTGGTTGCGGTTCGGGCGCAAGTTGTTGTGATTGAACAGTATTTTGTTCGGGTTGTAAAGCTGTATCTACGTTAGTATCAGTAACAGCTTTGGGTTTTAAATTATTTACTTTATCGACACGAATTTGCGCTATGTTTAAAGCTTGCTGTGCTTCAACAATCGCATCAGTTTCTCCCGCCTCATAAGCCTTTCTATAAGCTTGTGTTGCTACAGCTAATTCAGACGCAACTTGTTTCTTAGCAGACTCTATTAACGCATTATGGCTTTGGTCTGTTTTGCTTTTAAGTTGTTGATTTTCATCAACTAATTTTCTAGCATACTGCTCAAGAGCTTCACGCTCACGCTCTGCGGCTTCTTTAGCCCTACGTTCGTCGTGGTAGCCCTTACTAAAGTGCTTGATCCGGTTCTTAACTTTTTCCGAATAGTTCTCAAGCTCTTCATTAGTGACTTCTTCAGGAGGTTCTGAGGGTTTACGCCCACGATCTTCCGGGGGTACGTCGTCCACCACCTCAATCTCTACTTCTCCTGCCTGTATTACTTTTTCTTTGGCGGCAGGTTTTTCAATAGTTTCGCGCCCTTCGACTCCTTCAACCTCTATTTCTGCGGCTTCAGGCTCTTCTTGGGGTACTTCCACTTCTTGTAAGTTCTCCTCCTTGTCAGGATCAGGGAACTCAAACTCAACTTGTTGTATTGGCATGGTCTAGTCCTTATGCGCGAGTCAGTCTACTCGGGTCGTCAATAACAGCCTCGATAGAGTCATCGTTCATCAAACGGTACTCTTCGTTGCCTACCTTAAAGCGCGTGCCTGTATTAGCACGGAACATTACAAAGTCTCCCTCTTTACACCACGGGCCAGAGGGAAACCGTTCTTTGTCGTTATAGGCTTGGTCACCCATATCGACCACCACCCCCACCATAGTCAGGATAGTCTCTTCCCTAATGGTTGAGCTGGCCTTAGCGATACCACCTTCAAACGTGTCTTCTATCGTAGGGAGGGCAATAAGCACGCGGTATCCCACAGGTTTAGGGACGTGTGCGTCCAACACCACTTCTGCCTGCTCTTTCTCTTCTATCTGTTTGCGCCGCTTTTCTTCCAGCGGGGTAAGCTTTGCTACTTCAGTCATCTTCGTCTTCCAAATGATTGCGCGAAAGGTCTTGTACTTCTCTGCGTGCGGCGGCTAGACCTCGGATTGCCCCACACGATTCCCTATAGGAGGGGAAATCTTTTGCGCCCCCGCTAGTAAGAAATTCTTCTTGGCTTTGCTGTAACTCAGCAAGTTTGTCATCAAGTACGTCAAAGACGGTTTTTGCCATTAAATTTATCTCCCTAAATTGTCTAAGGTAGCAAGCGCGTTTGCTATGTTTAGCGCTGCTTGAGAGGACTTCATAGCTTCGTTAGGCTCCTCTACTGCGGCATCATGGCAAAGGCAGTACATAGCTCTTAATGCTGCAATATGTACATCTCTAATCGAGTATTCTTGCCCATTGTTTACATTTTTAGGGTCACGCGTTGTATTTCTCATAGGGTTCTAACTCCTGTGATTGTGGTTGTTTTTACCTCCTAGGAGGCGTTTGTCGTGCTTTGGCGAGGTCTAGTATGGCTTTGGCCTCGTCCAAGTCTTGTCTTGCATTAGCTTGATCTGTCTGAGAAGCAACACGTGCAGCCTCAATAGTGGCGGTGTTGTCTGCTTTCTGCTTATCAAGCTGGAGTTTTGCAGCGTCAAGTGCTGCATCTGCCTGATCTTTCTGTGCTTTGCGCTGTTGTTCAGCAGCTTTAAGCTGCAATTCTTGCTGTTGCATCTGGATAATCGGGTCTTGAGCCTTCTGCTGTGCAGCTTGTTGTGCGGCAGCTTGTTGCTTCTGTTGTGTAAGCTGTTGCCCGGCCTGCGCTAGTAAGCTTGCCAACTCCACCTCAGTCTCTTCTGGAAGTTCTGCATCTGGTGCAGGTAATGGGACTCCAACTTTTGCTTCCATCTGCTGTCTATAACTAAATGCTACGTGTTCGGCAATGTGCGCTTGCAGTGCTGCTACCTGCTGTTGCGCTGCTGGGTTCTGCCCGATAAACGCCGCAATTTGCGGGTCTTGTAAGAACGCTTGGTGCGTAGCGATATGAGCGTCATGGTCTTGGTAAATGAACGCTTTGACAGGTTTCCCTACCAACACAGCCATGTTTTCACTAACTGGGTCAGACGGTTTAATATCATCTTTAGTAGGTACAAGCTTATCTGCGTTCTTAATACCCAGAACTTCGATCATTTGCCGGTGTAGCTGGGGCAGGTCGTATATCTGTGGGGTAGCCTGTGCCATCTGCAACACAGTCTGATACTGCACAACCCGTTGTGCCATCGTACTGTTGTTGGGATCACTGACAGGAATTACTTCCACCATGTCGTAGTCCATGCGGCGGGCACGGGGTTCTCCACGGTCAGGCATGTACATGTATTCGTCAGGCGCATACTCAGCGATGATGCCTCGCAGAAGTTTGAACTCCTGTTTCATCGAGTAGTGGACACGGGCTTGGACCGCAGCCATCGGCTTGAGAGTGCGCTCCAACAGAGCAAGGGTTGTTCCGACAGGCGCGTTGGCGCTCATGTCAGAAATGTTCATATCACTGATCGCCCCTAAACGTCGGCCTTCTTCAGTGATCTGCTTCAATAATGCAAGAAGTGTCTGACTAGGCTCCTTGTAAGGGAGCGTCATTAAATTGTCTTTTATACTGCCAGAAGGCACGTCTACATCGCGGAACTCGCCGGGACCAATGGGTGTGTCATCGCCCTTAACCCGCAGCCCACGGGACTTCAAGCCACCGGGTAGGTTCGACAAAGTACCTGCGTCAACTAGTTGACGTATAAGAGAAGTGCCAGCCCTAGCATAACCACCAATAATGTGAATTAAACCAAGCCCGTAGAAGCCAAAACCCGGTACATAAGAGTAGTGGACAAAATGTTGACGCTTGAGCATCAACGGATCATCAGGGTTCCAGTTACGGCGGATAGCTAAAACAGTGCTGGTGCCCTGCTCTATCGTAACAATGTAGGGTTTTGCTACCTGAAGCGGGCCTTCTTCTTGGTCAACATCGTCTAATATGAGGTCTGCATGGACTTCTAAGAGCGTGTAACGGTCATCGTCGTTGAGGGTGTACCCCCCTTCCTGTGCTTTTTTCTCCTCTATATCGGTGTGATAGGAGGTAGGATCGCCTAGTTCAACTTCTCTATAGAAGCCAGCAACCTGCAACTTAACGAGATCGTTCTTGGTTTTACGCATTACGTGAGTAACACGCTCTGCTGTCTCTATGTTTGACGCGCCGTAAGGGACAATCATGTCCTCGGCAGGGATATACATAGCAACCTGTCTGCCAAGGTTGGGATCAAAGTAGACTTTCTTAAACGCAGACCCTGCAAGACCAAGGGAGTAGAGTAACCTTTCGTGTTCAGGACGGTATTCGACCATGACATCGGTAAGTTCGTAGTTCATGTCCGTCTTGACTCGGAGGGCGGCGTCTTCCTTCTCCTTGGTTATCTCTCCAAGTACCTTGGTCTTGACAGGGCCAGCGGCGGGGAAAGTTTCGCTCATCGCTTCAGCTTGGAAGCGGATAGCGGCTTCGGCTAGGACATTGGAATAGACACCACAGGCATCTTCCCAAGGCTCGACACGCTCTTCGTATTTGAAACCGAGTACATCTAGCCCTTTAACAAAGGTATCTGCCCACTCTTTACGGCTAGATGTGTCGGTCTCGACATAATCTATAAGCTCTGAGGCGATCTCTGTCAACTGTCCGTCTTCTAAATACTCTGCAAGGTTAGCGTCAAACGGCGCACCAGCCGTTTCTTCCATACCTGTTTCAGGTACTAGAGTAATCTCAACGCTACCATCGTCCATTGTCACCATGTCAGGGTTAACAATCTCGATCTCCATTTGTGCTTCTTCTTCAACCGCCAGACCTTCTGGGGTTTGATATAAACCTTTCTCAATAGCCATTAGTAGTACCCGCCTCTACGTTGCTTGAAGTATTGCACCTCGTCTTCTTCATCTGAGGGCAACCTTACGAATCCGCCTTTTCTATACCGCATCAACGCCAATGACACGGAGTCCACGTAGTCGTCATGCTCCCCTGCCGGGAATGCTGCGACCTCATCAATAACCTCTTCCGCCCAGCTCTTATCCGGTGCCCACACCATACCCGAGGCAAACAAATCAGAAACTGCGTTCAGTCTCGTAATCTTGTCGTTACCCTTGGTAGGAGTGAACTCCTGCACTGGTATACCCATCGCCCGCATCTCGTATATCAGCGGTGCCCCGGAAGCTTTCTTCTCTACAATGAGCGAGTCCGGCTCCCATTCCTCGTATTGCTCTACTGCTACGCGTTTCAGCGTAGGAAACTCCATCCTGTCCCTGAACGCATTGAGCAGAATAATATTTGCTTGCTCAACTCCGTTCTCATCGGGCGCGTAGAACACACCCCACGTCGTACAGGCCGAATAGTCAGCCCGATTTGTCTTCTCAAACGCCGTATCCCACGCCATCAATATGTAATCACAGGGTGGTGGATCTTCTTCCTCCCATACCTGCCACCACTCACGCTTGACGATAGCA